CCCTCAAGATGATTTAAGCCTGTGATAGACGTTGTAGCACTGCCACTGTATGTCAACCCACTATCCACAAAGAAAGCATCATTTACATCATCATTAAAATATAATGATTTAAGATATACTATATGCCTAACTGTAGCACTGTTTATTGTTCTTTTTACAGTAAGATATACCTGGTCTTCTGCACCACTAGGAATAGCTGTAATACTTTCTACCACACCACTACCACCTAGGCTATGCTCGTGCCATCCTACTGTGGCGTTTGCCCTATCGTATGTTAGTCCTATCAACCTGCCATCACCATGCACAAACCACAACAATAGCTCTGGCTCTTGCTGCCACACCATATCAGTTAAGCCACCTCTAGCTAAATGATCGGCTAACACAGTCAAATCAACGCCTAATAAACCATCTGTGTCTAAGTCAAAGGTTATTTCTTTTACCTTCTCACCACCTTTTTGTATGAGTATGGTGCTGTTTCCTGCTCTAAGTGGTCTTACATTACCAGTACCAAAAGTAGTTTCTCGTAATACGTTTACGTTTGTAGGTGTTACTGGCTCTGACCCTGCACCACCTGATAAGGTAAACTCAGCACTTGTAGTCAATAACTGCAAGAATCTAGCTGGTAATAGATGTTTTATAACGTTAACTTGATCTGATGCTATGGTAACATTTATCGCATCATCATCATTTGTACCTGGTGTATGATTCTCAAAATCAGCAGAAACACTACCAAATATTGTCTGTGGCTGACCTACAGTGCCTGCAAAATACAATCTTTCCTCGTAAAACGCCACTGCTCTTGGAAACTTTTGATCTCCGTCAAACGCACCCAATGACCATCTTGTATTAGCGTTACTTGAACCAACAGCACTGTCTGGCAGTCTTGAGTTACCATGCTGATCTTCATGCACTGTAGCTGTTACGTTTTGTGCATCAGTAAACGCAGTTATTCTTACATGACCATTAGCATCATGTAGATATTGCCAATCAATAGAACCATATGTTTCAGTACCAGTAAGATGCACTGGTGCTGTATTACCACTTGTTTGCGTTGATCCAGTTACGTTTTTGTAAACATGACCATTAAATCTTACTGTGGCATTGTTTGCATAACTTGTTGATGCTGCCCATTCATCATGCTCTATCTCAAGTATTTCACGAAATCTGATGTACCTTCCTACATCATCACTGCTAAACAAATTAGCTGAAGCTGTAACAGTCACACTACCTGTAGCTGCTGAAGCATATAATGTTGTTGTAGTTACGTTCTCATCTAGCCAAGGACCATCAATAAAATCAATATCTGACAAAGTGAAACTAGTAGCTGTAGTTCTTGTTAGCTTTGCAGGTTCATGATCTTTATGTGCAAGATACAACACATCTGCTGATTGTGCATAGTTAATCTCAAATATCTCAGTTACGCTATAAGTCGTTGTAACTTCTACTATTTTTCCTACTGTGCCACCACTTGTATATGTAGTAAATGCAGAACTATTGATACCTGATAGCTCAAATGTATTTGTTGTTTTGTTAGCAACAGTAAACTCTTTGTTGTTTACTTCTGTCATACCACCAACACTTGCAATAAATACTCTATCGCCATTGTTTAGACCATGTGATGCAGCTGTTACGACTGCTGGGTTTGCTTTTGTTATGGCTGTTATATTTGTGGCTGCTTCTGTAAGTATTCCACCATCTTTGAAAAACCTTACATAGTTTGCACCAAACTCAAGCACATATGCTTGCTCATCAGAAAACTCAAAGTTAATTAATCTTACTTTACCACCATCTTTTGAACTACCTGCATAATATGTACCAGGTCTGCGTGTTGCACCCCCTTGTGGGAATACAATCATATTACTTAAATCTTTTACAGCTTCGTTATATTTCTGTAAATCAATACGCCCTTCTAATCGTGGAGAGATCTCACCTGCTCTGAAATTGGTGATGATAGACGATACTCTAGCCATATTAGAACCTTGCGTTAGTGTAAGTATCTGCCTGTAGTTGTTCTGGATAACCCTCTAGTGCATCCATGCTTCTAGCTTCACTTAGTCTTGCTTGATATAATGAATACATTGATTGAGCCAAAGCATTGCTTCCTGTTATAGCATAAGCTGTCTCTGAAGCTAATCTGTGAGCTATAGTGCTACTAAGCAAAGAATCATATAACTCTGTATCTGTTACCCTGCCTATATAAATTATAGAACAAGTGCTTTCATTCGATAGTATCTTTCTGCCTTCAATCTTATACATTACATTGCTATCATATGCTGCAATGTCATTATTTACGTTTGAGTTCCAAAAAGATATAACCCTTAAACAATAAGGATCTGTAGGTAATGTAAACTGTGTTGAAAAGCCAAATGCAGGTGCAGCACTATCTGCTGCCAATGATGCTCTTGTTATAGCTACGTTCCAAGAATGTGCTCTTAAAACTGCATCTCTTACTGTGTCAAATCTTCTATTACAAAGTCGTGCTTCTTTAGAGTTCTCTGTCAATGCAGTTATTGTAGCTGCACCAAGTAAATCCATAGCTTCGTTACAAATGTCTACGACTGACGGCATATCAAACTCCTAAAGGTAAGGAGCAGATTAACTGCTCCTCACAAATGTTTTAGTTAACAACATAGTGTATGACGAAAGACATATCACCTGCTGTGCCACCTGTTGCATTGAATGTCACTGCAACATAGTAGTAACCACCTGGGTCACTTGACTGACCAGCATCTTCCCAAATCTGTTGACCAATAGTGTTTATGTCAGCAGCTTCGTTTCTCAACTCAGCTAATGCTGCACCATCAGCAACGGATGTGGCATATAGATCTTCGTCTATAACTGTTCCGTCTGATTGATATAGACCTACGTTGAATGTGCATGATCCACCTAATGAATCAGATCCAACCTGTAGTGACGAAATAGATGCGTTAGTTGGTATTGGTGCAAGCATAACAATATCATTGTCTGTGCTATCACCAGCGACTAAAGCTACTGTGCCCTGTGCTACACGCAAAACGCCATGTAACTCGTGAGCATCACTTGCAACTTGAGGACTAGCTTCAAAGTTAGCTACAAGTGTTGAATTTTTTGTAGTCATTTATTCACTCCCTTCCTTAAGCTGATTCATCACAGTCGATTTGTACTACTTTGGATTCTTCCATTCTAGTAGCACCAATGCTCATGCAGTAGTAGACCTGAGTAGAATAACCTTTATCTGCTCTCTCATCTATTCTTGCAGAAACATCTTTTCCAACACCTAAAGCAATACCATCTTCTGCCCAAGCAAAACATGATCTGATGTTAGATGCAATCGATAGTCTGTTTGTTACAATAAATTTGAACCCTAAGAATGTGTCCACATCACCTTGTACAAGAGCCTTCACTGTGTTGAAGTCTGAGCTTGTTACTGATGTTGTGTTCAATAAGGCTTCAATCTGATTAGGACCAACAGCAATATATCTTGGTATTGATGGGTCAACGTCAGCTAAATCTAAGATCTTTTTAGCTTCAATCAACTTAGCAATAGACATATCTGCACTACCATTTGCAATCTGATTAGCAGCAGCAAATGATGTTGATGTTGAACCTGTTTCGCCTGTAAAAGCTGTACCAAGTGCAGCAGAGATGATAACGTCATCCATTGCTCTACCCATTGCAGCAGCAGCTGCTTGTGCATAGGAAGATGTTGGATCGATTAACATTCTGACTTTATCCTGGTCATCAATTAAATCGGCATACTCATAGTCAGCTAGACTCACTCTTCTTCTTGCGTGAGGTGTGTCCATCTGTGGGGTGTCAGCATGGCGAGTGGTACGCAACTGAGCAGTAGCAACGCCTACCTGATCGAAAAAAGCATTTTTCCCTGTGATATTCTCTACACGAACTGCATCTCTTAGACGGCTTCCCATCTGCTGAGATAGCATCTGCACGTTAGCAGAATACTGTTGGACAAATGCTGTAGTTACTTGTGATGACATTTAAGTCTCCTTCGTAAAAGTTACATTTGATTTTATTTGCAGCGTGCTACCCTTTACGGACACTCCTAGTTTTTTGAGCCAACTTTAGGCTATCGTCTTTCCGATTGTCTTGAGGACTCGTTTCCGAGCTACCCTGCATAACCCATTCGTAATATATATCAGCAAGTTTGCTTGGATGCAACATATCTCTTTGCGTTCCAAATTCAACAGCAAGCCTCAAACATTCCAAACGAATATCTATTTTGGATATTTCATTAGCCATGAATATACCCCATTAACTCTTGCATACGTTCAACAGCACGCTGTCTGCCTATAGGATCTTTCCTGTTCCAGTAAGCGTGTGACTTGTCGTTCATAATAGCATCTACTTCTTGTTGTGCCATTTGTGGTGTGTAAGCCTTGTTTACAGCATTCTCAGACACAGTATCTTCGCTTGTAACTGTAGACTTGAACTCACCCATAGCAGCAAACGCCTTGATAAAAGCAGGATGATTACCAATCAACGTACCATCTTCTAGCTTCATCTGTAGTAAATCTGTGCCACCAAACTGCTCAACAACTTCTTTTGCAGCCGTAACTTTCTGTTCAAAAGCCTGACCCCATTCTTTTTGAAGCTCTGCAGCTGTTTGTTCTGCTTGTTGCTCTGCTTGTTGTTGTAAACTCTCTGCACTTTGAGCAACTGAACTCTTGTAATAATCCAATACACCTTGTGCTTGTTGTGGTGTAAGTCTTAGATTATGTGCAATATCTGCATAGTTTTTTGCAATATCTTCAGTAATTACATTACCATCAACAGGAATCTCATAGCCTTCTGCTGTTTCTGGTCTGCCTAACTTACTGTAAATATTATCTAAATCTTCTTCTGTTGGATTTTTTGGCAACGGAACCTTGTCGCTACCTATTAATCTCTGTGCATTTACATAACTCCTAGCTAAGTTACCAACATCTTTTATTGGTGATAAGCTAGGGTGCTCCCTTAATTCTTCTGGTATCATTTCAATGAAACTGTTACCAGACCCACCTTGTGCAACCTCTGCTGGTGTCTCCAGCGTTGTAGGCTGTACTGGTTCGGCTACCTGTTCAGCAACTTGTTCTGACATATTTACTCCTCTTTCATCATGTTATAAATGTGTAGTATGACTGCCCTTTTACCTTCTTCAAAGGCTGTAGCATTGGCATCTCCAGCTACATAACTTGAAGCACGCCAGTTACAGCGTAACTCCAAATCCTCCAAAACTTTTTTACCTGCATTATCCCCAAAGGTATCTTTATACATAACCTTAAGCTGTGCTATCTGGTCATTCATTTGCACCCACCATTCTTACAGCTTGTGCAGCTTGACCAGCTGTTGCAACATCTTCTTGCTCCATCTGTCTTTCCATTTGCTCTTGCTGCATGATTGCACGCTGTTCTCTTTCCTCATCAATATCTGACTGTGGTCTTAATACTTTCTTTGGAACACCTAGTGCTTCTGTTAGATAGTTTACCAATCCATCAGGATCTATGTGATCTCCAACTGGTAGTGATTGTGCTAGTGGCATCAATATTTCTAATGCTCTCATTACACCATTAACCGAGCTTGACTTCTGTGCCCTTGCAAGTGGTGATACATATTCAATATCTATGTCTCTGCCTTGTAGTATCTCTGGTGGTATAGAAAGCATATCAGCACGCAACATCAACGCAAAAGCTCTATCTATCAAAGGTCTTAGCATTTCGTTCATTAACCTGCCAAGCACAGGACCTATCACTCTCATTCTTTCTTCTTGCCTTTGCATAACTTCTGTGGCTGTCATGTTTGGCGTACTACCACTTAGTAACTGGTCAACAAAGAAAGCAGAACGTATTGCTGTTCTTCTCTGCTCTTCCATATTTAATCCAATAGGTATGTTCGCACCTGTTTGCAATGGCGTAATCGTATCTCTTGAACCTGATCTATAAAAGTTGAGACCCCCAGGCTGGGTTCGTATGGGGAGCAAGAACCCATCATCAGGCACTAAGAGTGGAGGATCTATCATCTTCTGTGCTGCTTGTATGATTGTCTTTGACATTAGATTTATCATCTTGACATCTGGCAACGCAACCATAGCTGGAGATCTCCCCATCACTTCCCCTGTTGCCTTGAGAAAGCGTGGAACAACGTAAGGTAGTTCTTGGAAACCACTTTCTGCCAATATCATCTTTGTTTCTAAACAAATATACATAGATGCAAATGGCATATTCTTATTGTCTTGTTTTGTTGGATCTCTGTCTTTTCTTGGCATAACCACATGAAGTATCTCTACATTTTCATCTGGCTTCTTTTCAAATGTCCTAGCAATAAAATTACCTACGTTATCTATCCCAAACCTTTGCACAGCTTGTCTTGCAGGTAACTCATACTTTCTAAATACAGTATCAACAATGCCATATTGATCTTCTGTTACATAAAACTCTGATATATGTCTTGTACTAAAACGTAATGTCTTCTCATCCATCTCAACAAACATACAGCCTGTACCAAATACAACTAGGTCAACATACATCTCATGGACTTCTGTTTCAAAGTTTGACATGGTAAAAGCACGCATCATTCTCTGCGAACTATCTTCTAGCCATCTTTGTACCTCTTCATCTCTGCCTAGCTCTTCATCTTTCATTGTCAAATGAAACCAAGGTGTAGCACCTGATGTCAGCATACCATGCAAACTAGATGATAATAAATCTACTGCCTGTAAAGCTGTGCCATCAAAGATAAGTTCCATTCTCTTTTCGCCACGACTTCTTTTTTTGACTACATCTGCTTTTCTTGGAAGCATATAATCAGCTAACTCCTGGTAATGATTGTTCCAGTTATCTCGCTGTCCTTCTATGTATTCAAACCTAGAAACTATATCTTTGACATTCATCATAGCTTTATCCTAACAAAGTTGGTGTACCACCTGTACTGCTCATGCTTGTAGATGTTTCTCCTAAAGCACCAGCAACAATCGTGCTGCCACGACCTCTACGCCTCTTTCTTTCTTGTGCAACAGCCTCTTCTGACAATGCAGCTGCTCTTGCATAATCTGGCTCTGCTGGTGGCTCAGGTGCTGGTGGAGGTGGTGGTATGTTTATTTTAGGTCTTAAAAATGACATTGCAATCTCCTATGTTACTGCTCTTGGTGACTTCTTTCTTTGTATTACGCCATAACCTTCTATGATTGTACCAGCTTGACCTGATCTTTTCCCTCTAGTAGCATACCTTGTCATAATGCTTGGCTTTTCGTCTTCAACAACTTCAGGTGTTATCTCTGGTGTTTGTACTGGTTGTTGTGGCAGCCTATAATCCATTTTATCTGTGCCAGTGACAGTTTCTACAATTTCTTTCGTAAGTTTTTTTACTGGTTTTTCCAAAGGCTCTACAATATCAGCACCAACCTGTTCAACAACATTTATGACTTTTTTGACTGGTTTTTCAAGTGGTTCAACTATTGTTTTGTCGGTTACCTTGACAATATCTTTCGGTAAATCACTAACTTCTTTTTTTATTTTTTTTGCAGTTTTCTTAACTTTTTTTCCAATACCACCCATATCAAGTTCCTTTCCATGTATGCCAACCTGCCTTGTTTTTATCAGGTCGAAACCAAAACGCCTTTTGATACCCACTCCTTGCAAAACCCTTCTTCAAAGCAAGGAATCCTTTTCTTGTATAACCTTTTTTTGCAATAAAGTCTATAACCCAAACATCTTTGCCACCACCCTTGTATGCGTCAGCAGGAAACTCTTGGCTGTCCATGTATGTTTTTACCTGCTTCTCATTAGGAAAACCCCAGGTAGCAAACACCAATGGCTCATGTAAATCGTTTCTCATAATCTTATACTGTCTAACCGATAAAGGTTTTTCAATATATTTTTGTATAAGCTCATCATCCCACCAGTTATGAAACTCACTTTGTTGCACCATCTCTAGTGCATCCTCATAGTCTTGACCATACATCATAGCGTAAAGGGATTGTACTCATTAACAGCCACCGATTGTGGTGGTCTTGACATCTTAGTACGATTCTCCAACCCTACAGCTAAATATCTAAACGCATCAGCAGCGTGACTTGTAAAGTCATGTCTTGGTTGATCTCGGAATATCTTTTTCTTTTCATCCCATTCCTGCCTATACTGTCGCAACATTTCCAACCCCTCTGCACATTTATCTCTATCAAAGTAACATTTAGGTATTATCATCCTAGCAGCATTGATACCATCAGCAATTTTCATTCTAGGTATTACCTTAAACCTGATACCCAAACTAAAAGCAGTCTCTAATCTCGATTTCCCACTACCCAGTTCTCGAACTTCAATATCATGTGGAGCAAGATGATCTCCCCAGTGATAATCTTTTTTTCGCAATACTTCAGCGTAATGGTCCAAACCAACGCCACTATTCTCATAATAGTCAATAACATTAACAGCACCCCCTCTGTAAACCTGTGCAAACCAAATAGCTGTACTATCGTTGATCCCTAGATCCCATGCAGTGTGAACTGGCAACGCTGGATCATATGGAACCCTGGTAATCTTGCCATTGTCATCAGCCTCAGCTAATAACTTGCCATAATACGCACCAATAATAGCAGCAGTAAACGAACACTCATACTCTTGTTCATACTGCTCAGGTGTCATTTGCAACTTAGCAGCTTCTAGTTCCTCATCTTTCACAAGATTAGTCTCACTAGCCTTGGCAATCTTCCAATACCATTGATCGGACCCTTCTTCACCCTGCTCCTTAGCCTGTTGCAGTATATCAAAAAAATGATTATGACCTGCTGGTGTACCTAAAAATATGGCTGCCCCCTCTCTGTCGGATAGTGCTGGTCTTACAACCTCCCCCCATACCCTAGGATTCTGCATCCCATACTCATCAAAGACACACAAATCTAAGTATATACCTCTCAACGCATCAGGATTCTCACCTGACAATAACATAATCCTACCATTATTCGGAAAGTCTGCCCTTAGTTCAGTCTCATTAAACGTCACGCCTGGTATCACACCAGCATAATACTTCACATAATCCCAACTAATTCTCTTAGCCTGGGTAAACGTAGGAGCAACTAACGCAACTCTTGGTCTTGGTAAAGGACAAGTAAGAACGTGTTTAATCATATGATTGACAGCAAATACAGTTTTACCAAATCGTCTGTGCATAACTAGCACATTCCACCTCTTCAGGTCTTTGTGCATCTCAGCCTGTAAGTCTCTAGGCTTGTATGGTATCTTAACCTGCATCCTCTGATCCAGTCTCCCAAACTATCTTTAACGAACCATCACTAATCTCAACGCCAGTTCTGTTCTTAGCCTCGCCAAATCTCTCTGGTAATATCTTCTGTACCTTCCAACGTACATGATGTCCATAGTCTCTCAATAAATTAGGGTCATAGCTCTTACGCCCATGCAACGCATCTCCGTACATATCCTCTAACTCTTCTAGTGCTTTTTCAGCAGCCTGTCTCTGTGCAGTCTTAACATTAGCATCTAGGTCAGCATCTTTGCTCATATGGCGATATAACGTAGCACGACTAACCTTTGCATCTTGACAAGCCTTTACTAAGCTGTGTCCGTCTGTAATGGATGCTATGATGTGCTCTTGTTTTGCTTTGCTTATCATGTGTGTGTGGAACTATCTATTAACAT